GAGAAGGAGAGAGAGAGAGCAAAAAATGTTGGGTTCTAGATTTAAGAGCATGAACACTGTTACAGATAAAGTTTCTGGTGACTCTGGAAGTATGGTAGGCGGAGGTCGTAAAGGCCTAATGCAACTTCTCAGCAAGGTTGGATTTAAGGGTAAAGGCTTAAACACAGCGTTTGCAGTAGCCCTAGCTGAATCTGGTGGCCGTGCTAATGCCCACAACGACAACCATAAAACAGGTGATAATTCTTACGGCCTATTCCAAATTAACATGCTTGGAGCGCTTCAGAAAGAACGTTTATCAAAGCACTGGAAAGATAATCAAGGTAAGACCTTTAAGTTGTCTGGAAACAGAGATCTATTTAATCCGCTAACCAACGCTAAAGTTGCCTACCACATGACAGGCCACGGAAATAACTGGGCTAGGTGGAGCACATATAAGGACGGCACCTTTGCTAAATTCTTAGACGATGCTGAAAGAGTAAAGACTGGTCAAGGCGGCGGGTCGTCTGAAATGGGCATGGGAGTTGCAACAGCTCCCCCAATGCGTCAGGCAGGTTCTGCTAATGTGTCAGCAAACTCTAATGTTACAATTAAGGTAGATATGAATGTAAATATTGCTCAAGCATCTCCTGCTGGAGCTAAGGCTATGCTCTCAGCATTTAAAGCTGATCTTGAAAGAGAGCTACGATTGAAAGGATTGGGTACCTTCTAATGTCTTTTTCATACTATTACACGGTAGAAATTTGGGAAAACTTTGATATTGCTAGTCGTTTTCACGGCGCTACAGATGATGCAACCAAAGCACTTGATGACGCTATTACAAATAGAATTGTGTTTTCTGGCGATGCTTGGATGCAAGAGCAGGCTGAGACCCTAGTAAGCTCTAAAAAGAAAACTACTATCCAAAAAGGTACAGAGCTTTTATACCTTGTTCGTGTCTACATGAAGAACAACGCGAACAACCACCACTATTGGCTCCCTAACTTAAGCGGAGACCTAGTAACGCTTAGTATCGATAGCACCTGGAATGGTTACAATAAGTTTGCTAGAGGAAAAATTCAAACAAAAGCAGAACATACTGATTTCGGCAAATACATTATAGCAAGTGCTGTAAAATCTCCTGACAGAGTTAGCCCGCATAATCTAGGCGTAGCTTTTATGTTTACGCTTAAGGCAAAAGAAACAGGGGACTTTGCCGCGGTAAAATTCAAGATTGATATTACTAACGATAGTACCTGCTGTCCTACAGGCTCATCCGGTACAGATGTTGATCCTAATGCCAGTACTCAACACCCTACACTGAAGGGGCCTAACCCAACTTTAAAAGTTAGCACCGCCCCTAAAGCCCCTAAAATTCCTCAGTCCCTTAAAACAGCAAGTGCTAATAGTCCGTATACTATTTACAACAGCTGTGACAAATTGTGGTATAGCCTTCGTCTTGAAGACAGTCAAACTGATGCCACATCGTCTGCTAAACCGGGGTTTTTTATGACCCTGTACACAACAAAAGCAGACGGTACTGGACTAGCTACGCCGATCAAAAGAAAGTTTGTATCAGCTGGAAAAGACCAAAATGTTTGGCCATCAGAAGTTATGGCTCAAATAAAAAAGTTAAAAAATATGGCTGCAGGATCGGGAGATTGCTCGGGAAGCACTTCGGGAAATGGCGGTTCGGGAAATGGCGGTGTTACGGAAGACAACAAGCCACCAGTGGCTGTTGTAGCTAAGCCGCCTACTGCAGACCTAAGATGGAATCCTCCCCCACATACTGTTAGTAGAAGTATGTCATTTGGTGACCTAATATCTAACGAAGTAAACTCATGGGAGACTACGCGTCTGACTGCAGCCCAAGTAAAAAACTTAACTTACCTTAACACCCTTAATTTTGAACGAGGACGCTTATTTCAAGATTCTGCTTCTGCAAAAGCTTTAAATAATAGTAAAATAGAGTTGTACGATGATAAGGGCCCTAAGATTTGGGGCTTTAGGTTTATGTATAACCCGACCACATTTAACTACAGTACTTCTGCTAATAACAGTATTGACTGGACCTTGGGTGCAGCTGACGTCTCTGTACTTTTAGCTGGAAACCAAACTATAAATTTATCTCTCTACCTAAACCGTGTTATGGATATGACTGCTTTGCAGCATAGTAACTACAGAGGGTATCCGCGAGAACTTCAGCAAGAAGAAGTAGACGGAATACTTAACCGTGGAACTGAATACGATATAGAATTTCTATACAGAGTGCTTAATGGCAACCCTACAGAAAATAACTTATTATTTAATCCTTCATATAAAGGAAGGTCGGCAGACTTTGGGTACACAACCGGTGTACCATGTTGGCTTTACCTAAACGATAACTTTAGAGTGTTTGGGTCGGTAGCAGGATTTTCTGTAAACCACGTAATGTTTACTGATAAAATGGTACCTATGTTTAGCACAGTAGACTTATCCTTTACTCGTTACCCTGCCTATAGCCCATTAAAAGCAAGCGGAGATGACAAAAAAGGCCAGGGTGCTCTAGACGTAACTCAATATAAGAACTACACTGCTGTTGAAGATAACGGAGATTCCCAAAATGATTGAGCGCGTATCTAGATATTATGATGGTCCTCTTGCTCAGACTAAACAAAAGTACACTGATGAGTACGCAATATCTGTGTTTAGAAAGTTTCCTACAAGAGTATCGACCTCTTATGCGGAGTACACTTGGAAAGAAACAGATACTATGGCGCATCTTGCAGAGCGCTACGGTAGTTCCCCGAAATTTTGGTGGGTTATTCTAGATATAAATCCAGAGATCGATGATTGTTTTTCTATTGAGCCGGGAACAGTAGTACGGATTCCTTATGGAAAATAGTCCTACACCTGCGCAACAAAACTTTGTCTGGCACTCTGCTGGATCCCCTCTCTACAGTAATTTTACCGTTTCATTTCCTAAAGCTCCTGATATGAACCTTATCCTTATAGCTGCTGAGCTATATATGGATGCGGATGAGCACGACCGACTTGTACTGCACTTTAAAGGGCACCTACTGGAAGAAAAAGAAGCCCTAATTTCAGAAGACCCGGTTGTGTTTACATTTTCTGCTGGTGCTATTACCCGCACTTGGTACGGGTACATAAACTCTGTAGACACTTCTAACACAGTTCAAAGCGGTAACACAGATATTATCTGTTTGGGCGCATCATACATACTAAAAAAACCAGATCAAAAGATATACAAAAATATTACCGCAGACCAAGTACTGACTCAGATTGCTAAAAGTAATGGCCTAGAGGCAATAACTCAACGACATCCTAGAGTAAAGGACTGGGTACAGGCCGGGCAGAGCCAATGGCAAATGCTTAGACGCTTAGCTAATCAAACAGGTTTTGCCCTAAGAGCAGACAACACAACTATTTATTTTGTATCTAAAACTAAAATTTTTAACAACGGTAAAAAAACAGCTGCGTATTTTAATTACGTAGACAACAAAGAAATTGCCGGTGTTATAACAAAGTCAGACCGGTATGGGGGCACAATTGTAAAGTTTACTCCACGTATTTCCGACAAATCCCCAGAGTCAGGTGTTAGAGTAGACCGTGTAATAACAGGCATTGACCCTAATACTGGTAAGGTTATTAGTGTTACACACCCATATACTAAACCTTCGGCTGCAGTTTCTGGTGTTGTTACTCCAAGTGAGGGGTACTTTAATTGAATAATTTTTCAAACGATAGCGTAAACACTACTCCTTCGGCCCCATTTAAAAAATACCATGTTTATGAAGTTGCTACAAGTCTTACGGATTCTAAGCACATTGCTGAAGACTACGCTAATGCTAACCGATATCAGCACAGAGCAAGTGTGATGGTTGTAGGAAACCCAGATTTAAAGCCGTATGATCCTATCTACCTAGATGGCCTACCAAATGGTTTATCAGGGTTTTGGACTGTCTTATCAATTAAACACGTGTTTGGTTCTAAACCAACTACCTACATGATGGAGTTAGAGGTGGGGGCAGACACTCTTGGTGATATTGATGAGGCCATGAAGTCTAGGCTGGACGTGCGAGATATTCAAGCTGATCTAGCTAATCAATCCCTAATTGCGGTAGACACCTTACTTCAAAACAACCCAACCTCAGTTAATGGATCTAGTCTGTACCCAGATGCGGGCTTAGTTGCTCCTACAGCAGCGGTAACTACGTCTCCATCAGAAATCCCATACGTTGAGGGCGCTACCGATACTACTCCCCCAGACTTTAGCTCAGTCTCACGTACGCTACAATGGGCTGCTAAGGGTAGCGGGAGAGTGGTTCAATAATGAAAGATTTAGTTTACGGACAAGACCCTCAAGGAAGATTAAGATTCTTTGGGCTATACGGAGCAAAGGTTATATCAATCAGTGACCCATTAAAAAAGAACCGTATTCAGGTCCAAGTGTTTCAAACAACCGGCACTCAAATTACTGGGTGGGCAGCGCCTTGCCTACCAATAACTAGTAACTCTAATCACCCTGACCATATTGCCCACACTGCTGCACAAGTAGCAGCCCTATTAAGTACTCACGATACTCATAGTATATCTGTTTCAGGAACTACGGGGGCTGGGGGAACTCAGTCCCATACGCACTCTTTTAGTGCCTCAACTACTGCATCGCACGGCGCACACTCAGGCGTTAGTGGTGGTAAACTAGAGCATCCGCATAAAACGGTAGCAAGTACGACAGAAAAATGGAATGATAGTCAAGAGACTAACACGACAGCTGAGCACTCTCCACATAGACTTCTACCTCGTGTAGGGCAGTTAGTATGGGTAATGTTTGCTGCGGGAGATCCTGAATATCCGGTATGGATTGGAGTTCAATCATGAAGACAGCCATAAGCTTCCCATTTACCATGTCCGTTAACGGCGTAATAGAGTCTACCTCTGATACGTCTAAAATATTTTTAGACCGAGTGGTTACACTGCTCTCTACGCAAGTGGGCCAACGTCCGTTCTACCCTGAATATGGAGTAGATTGGTCTACTGCTCTTTTTGAAAATGAAAACAACGCGACGGTAGCAATACCAAGCGCAATTAACTTAGCCGTTGCTAGATGGATTCCCGAGGTATCTGTAGAAGAAGTCATACTACCAGCTGCTTCTTTAGGACTTCAAGAGGTGTCTGTACACGTACGTTTACCTAGCGGCGATATGGCATCTATACAAGTAAGCACGGGAACAATTAATTACGATGGAACTATGGAGTAACCATGCAAATTGACTATACATCAAGAGACTTTTCGGCTTTAAGGGCCGACCTTATCGCCCTCGTAAGAGAACGAACAGGTACAACCTGGGATCCCACAGACTACTCAGATCTTGGTAACGTGATGGTAGAATCCTTTGCGTACATGGGAGACATCATGTCCCACTACTTAGATAGAATTGCAAATGAGACATCTATCGATACTGCTATTAAAAAAGAAACACTACTAGCCTACGCTTCACTATTTGACTACGTACCTTCAGGGCCTACCCCTGCGGAAGTTTACGTAAAGTTTATTAACATTAGTGACGCTGCTATTAGCATTCCTATAGGTACGCAGGTAATGGCGCCCCTATCGTACGGCCCATTTTATCAAGTTTACTTTGAAACAAAGCAGTCTGCTACTGCAGTACCCGCAGGAGATAGTATTACCCTGCGTTGTGAAGAAGGTAAAACAGTTAACACAGATCGTCCTGACCTTATTGACAGTACCTACAATAAACCTCTTCCAGCAAGCCTAGGAACCTCTACAGGAAAAGCAAGCCAACAATTTATTATCTTAGACTCTAATATAATTAGCAGCTCTATAACAGCATACGTTGGACAAGGAGTCGCATTTAGTTCTTGGGTGTACAAAGATAACCTTTACGAGTGGGGACCAACAGATAACGTATTTACTACAAAACAGAATGCGGATGGTACTTTATACATAGCATTTGGAGACGGCGTAAACGGCGCCATCCCACCAGCAAGTCAGCTAATCAGCGCTACGTATAAAACAAGTGCGGGCGCTTCAGGAAATGTTAAGGCACTAGCAGTTAAAGAAGTTACTTTCGTACCTGGAAATATTGACCCAGAAGCTGTTACTGCACTTACAGTTTCTAACGAGGCTGCTGCATACGGTGGTGCTGATGGTGACGGGCTAACACAACTACGGTCAAAGATTAAGGCCTCAATCTCTACACGGCGCCGAGCTGTTACACTAGCTGACCATAAAGACTTGGCACTTTTAGTGCCGCAAGCTGGTAAAGTAAACGCAGTTTCTTCTGTCTATTCATCGATCAGCATGTACGTACAGTCTCAAAATGATAACTCGGCAACTCCTGGTTTAGTCAGCGCAGTCGCGGCAGTAAGTAACGCTGTGCCCGCAGCTGGAGTAATTACCTTTACAACTACCTTAGCGCATGGTTTTTACGAAGGTCAGAATGTAACTATAACAGGCATGACTCCAAGCGCGTACAATCTATCAGGAGTAGCTATTGCTTCTGTACCTACAACGACTAGCTTTACCATTGTAAACGCGGCTACTGGAAGCTTTGTATCAGGTGGCACCGCAACGTCTTTAACTACTACAACATCTTGGAATACTCTTAAGTCTGAGGTTGCGAAGTACATGGCTGATAAAATCATGGTAGGAACAACACTTACTATCCAACCCCCTGTGTATAAACCAATTTACTTAAAGTTAAATGTGACTGCAAAACCCGCCTATAAGCAGGCAGATGTTAAGCTATCCGTATACCAAGCTTTCTTAGGGACCTCTGGGTTGTTTACTTTTGCTAACAATACTTTTGGTAGAGCCATACCATTGTCCTCCGTCATATCTGCAGCACAAGTTCTTCCTGGAGTACTAGACGTAACCGTAGAAAAATTTAATACTACAAACGCTGCATCGGCTGCCACTGTAGATCTTGAAGACAATGAGGTTCCATATCTAATCTCCACTAACTTAGAGATTGTCCCAAGTGGTGGTATTGTTTAATGGCCCGCTATGGATATAACAGATACGGTACATTTAAATACGGCGAGATTTCAGCAGCTAGTGTTTACTATAACTCTGAGATAGTAGCCATTCCTACAGACTTTAATATGGTCTCTGTTAGTTGGAAGCCAGTGCTTACAGACCCTGCTGATGGTGCTATGACTCATTGGAAACTTGTTCGAAGTGATGCTGGAATTCCAGATAACCCAGAAAGAGGCACTACTTTAATCGGGGGTGTGTACAGTCAATTTACTAATCTGTACATAGACTCCGCGTATCTAGGAAGCATTGAAACTAGCTACTCTATTTGGGTCTTTAATGGTAGTAAGTGGATTT